AGTCTTTTCTTGTGGTCCATACAGGTTGCATGTATCCTGTATCTATAGCATAAAAGTCTCTGCCAGTTTCTCGGCAAAACTTAATTGCTTTTTGTCCTCCTCCGCCAAGACCTCTAATAACTAATGTATTCTTAGTCTTTGATTCTCTATCAAAGTCACTTATAACTCCTCCGCTACCAAGTATAAAGTCTTCGCAAAAAGGATCGTATGCAAGTCCTTTAGACTTTTCACTTAATGGGCTGAACTCTGGTTTATTGATTGCAGCAACCTTTATTCCCATTGTTTCCTCCTTTATTGTTTTGATTTGATCTTTTGTTTTGTATACAACTTCGTCTGGATCGGAGAGTTCATGCAAACATAGTGTTAAGTATTTCTTTGCATTCCAATTTAATGTTAAATCATCAATATTTACTCTTTCTAACTGTCTCCTTTCTTCTTTTTTCTCTAACTTCTCAATTTTTTTATGCAAGTAATCTGATTGTACACTTACCCAATCTAATGCATATTCACAATTTTTCATATGATCGAACCACGGACCGCCTTCGGTATAATGTAATGCTTTAGGGGTTCCGTCTCTTGGTTCTTTATACCAGCCTACTAACCAATTCCATTCGTGAGTTATTTGGCCTACAAATTTATCAGGTATCCAACTAAATCTATGTAAGTATGCACCAGTAGTATCCTTATGGTTAATTAGATCTAATGTTACTGCTTTGTTTGAATCATGTCCACAATTCCAAAGAACCATACTTGACCAATTTTTCCTTGGATAAGGTAGTTGTGCTTGTCCGTCCATCTTTTCTCCCTCTTTAGGAGTATAATCATGATGAGCACACATTACTGCATATTTGTTATTGGCTAGTGAAAATAATTTTGCAACGTCTTCTTTGAATACAAAATCACAGTCAATAAACAATGCCCAACCTTTATAGTCTGTTAGGAACGGAACCATAAATCTACTAAATGTAAATTCAGTTGAGCCGAGTTTATCTTCTTCACGCCAATACCAATTTTGGCTACGTAGTTTATCTAATCTTAATGGAATAATTTCTACAGGTACAGATGCTGTTTGTAGTATACTTTGTCTACAAACTTCATAGGCTATATCTTCTCTACTATCGTATCCTACAAAAATCTTTAATGGTTTAATCTCTTCGCTCAATATCTTCCTCCACGCACTTCTCCCCATACTGTACTTCTAGTATATGACAATGCTCGTCAAAGGGGTTACTTGCCTTATGCCATACTTCACACCCTATAGCATATCCACTTGTACATGCATTTAATGTAATAGTGTCTTTACGAGTTTCAAATTCTGTATCTAAAACACACTTACCTTTCAGCACATACCAGTGTTCTGATCTTAAAAAATGTTTTTGATCAGACAAAGATGCTCCTGGTGTAATAACTAATTCTTTTACTTTGTAATTTATTTTATCATCTAAAACTCTATACCACCCCCAATTACGAATAGTTTTTGGATTTTTCCATTCTTCTAATATCCAGCTGCTGGAGTTTTTCTTATAGTCGCCGCCAACACCATAAACAAATTTAGCTTTATCATGATATATTTTTTCTTCGGGTACTGCTCCTTGTTTTCTATCGCCTCCATTAGCAAAAATTATTTCTGCTCTGTTTGCAGTTGTACACATTAATTTAAAGATTGCGCCTCCAGCAGTATCATCTGAATCGTCAAATGATATAATATCATCTACTACTTCAAGTGCATTAATTATTGCTAAACGTTCTTTAAAAGGCATAAAAGGTCTACCCTTTTTACGTGTTAACCACTCGTCTGAGTTAAGACCTACTACTAGTACGTCACCAAGTTTTTTTGCTTCTTTAAAATATTCTAAGTGTCCTGAATGAATAGGGTCAAATCCACCAGTAACTAAAACATATTTCATCTACCTAACCATCTCTTTGCTGCATCAATTGGATTGCGTAAACCTTCGTATGTACTATCAATAAAATTAATATGCTTACTTAATTTTTCCTCAAGTTTCTCTTGATTCTTTTCTATACGATCAAGTTGTTCTTGAAGTTTATCTATTTTCTGTATTATTAATATTTCATGCGGTTGCATATTACCATCCAAATATATAATCTCTTCTTACGTTTGTAAGTTCTTTTGCGCCATATGACTTTAAGAACTCTCCTGCACAATATTCTGTATCGGCATGTTGTTCAACAATTACTATTGGTTTATGTTTCAGTATAGTTTGTATTGCACCTTCTAAAATAGGAAGTTCGTGTCGTTCACAATCTATTTTTATCAGTCCAAATTTAGGCACATCTAAGTCATCTAGTTTTTTTACAGTAACATTTCCTGAACCAAAAGTATCTTCGTCTACATGACTGTTACCAGTGTTAACACTATCGTATATCATATCAACAGTACTTTCTGTTTTGCCTAGTGCATACTTGTTTATTGTAACAGGTAAATCTTTAACATTTAGTTCTAAGCATTCAAGCACTTGCGGCATTGGTTCGTATGCAATTACTTGTTTAAATTTTTCAGTTAACGGTCTTGCCCAAAATCCTACATTTGCTCCTATATCAAGAGCTACATCAAAGTCTGTAACATATTTGTATGCCGCATCTCTTACATCATCTTGATACTCTGGCGGACCACCTTGACTAATTCTTTTTGTAATCATTCTATAAAAATGATTATCAGTGTCCGGCATCCAGTAATTATATACTTGTTTCATATTATACTTTCTCTAAGTAAACAATATACTTTACTACAAATATTTCAGGGGCCTTTTTAAGTTTTACCCAACGTTCAGTGATATCTTCGCTAATTATTCTCCAACCACGTTCTGTATTCTTACGTTCAATGATAGTTTTCCACCATTTTGGTTTTTCAATTATTAAATGTGCATTTCGGCCATCACTAAGTTTCTTCTTTGCAGGATGACATGCTATAAGATGATATTGATATTTGTCTGCTATGTTATATAAATTATTTAACACACCTTCTAATTGGTCAGGCTCTATGTGTTCTAATACATCACTACTATATACAAGGTCTGCTTTTTTTGGTAAATCTATAGGTGATGTTACAGGATCATAATTGTAAATTTGTTTTGATTCTTCTAATTGCTTAAAAGGCATGCCTTTACCGCACCCAAAATCTAATATAGATTTAAGTCCTTTTTCTGAAATTAATGCTTGAACGCCTTGCGGGATATTTTTTGCAACTCCAAAGCCTTTTCTGCTATGTAGGCGTTGTAGTTCTTTTAGATATTTTTCTGAATGCATAAGACCTCTTTCATATATTATTATATACTACTTATCTCACACATTTTGGTAGGGGTTATTTAAAGGCTAGCGTCTTCCATGCCAGCTACTCTTAGCTTAACTACGTTAGTAATTTGCCATTGTTTTTGATCTAAGCCTTTGAGTAAGCCTAGCCATTTATTACGTAACAAAGCAAACTCATTGATAATCTTTTCATAGTCAACTACGTCTGCCTCACCATCAACATATTTTTCAACATCTCTACTGCTTAATGCACGTTGATAGTTTTCAAGATATTTTTTAAAAAATGAACTACGCAATCTACGTAGCTCAATATTTAGATAGTTTAGTATTGCTTCTATTTCTTGCAGTTGATTGAACCGATGTTCAACAATACCTGGCATTAAAGATGCTTGTTTTTCTACATTGCCTTTTAGTTTTACTTCATTACGTGCATCAATTAATTCCATTTCAAAGTGTTTTATAGCGTCAGGAATCTTAGAAACATCTCTTGCTACTTCTGAATAAAACCCCATTAATAATTCTCCATAAATGACAATTCTCGTTTTGTTACTATATCAACATTGTATCCAAATGTTTCTTTTAAACATTCGTTAAGCCTACGTTGAGTTTCAGTTATTGAACGCAGTCCTACACAGTCCCAATCAATTAAAAACCATTCACCTTTATACTCTAATACATTATCAGGTGTCCAATCACCATGAGAGTAAGGAGAAGTTTCTTTTATAGAATCAATACAAAAACTTCGGAATTTTTTCATAAAGTCTTCGGTAAAACGCAATCCTGAAGGACCAAAGTTTTGACGAATATCTTTAAGGCATTTACCTGGTAAAATTTTATAGTCAAAAAAGTATGCATTTTTACTAAAGTTGCCGTGTCGTATAAGATATCCTGGGAAAACTTTATCCATTACATCAACATACTGTAATACATTACCTGTATATTTTTCTATAATTTTGAGTCCATCGTCTCTCTCGCCAATACGATAAAAAACTTTTCGAACACAATTTTGTAACTTAAATGTATATCTACCTTTACTCACTTTAGCTCTTAACAACATTAAGTTTATTCTTCATACATATCTTCGTTATCGTCATCATCAACTTTATCCATGTCTAAATAATAATAGATTGCATCGTCTAGTTCGTTGTCAGATCCAAGTATTTCGTTGAAAGTATGATCATCTACGCCCATATCAGCTAGTAGATCAACATACCTTTCAGCGGCAGCATGTATTGATTTTTTGTCAAGATACTCTTTAAACATTGTCCATACTTCGACAATATGAGTTTCATCCATTTCCATTAGTCTCCTCGGTTACAGTTTCAGTTTCTTCAACTTCCGCGATATTTACCTCAGAGGAAGATTTTTCATTGAATTCTGACATAACTAAATCTAACTTTTCGCCAGTCCAGTTCTTTCTATATTCAAGATGCTCTTCGCCTTTTATGTCAACATACTTTAACCGATTGCCTGATTTTTCAATCAAACCTTTTTTCTCAAAAAGTTCAACAAGACCACTATAAGGATTCATACCAGTTTCATATGGAATCTTAACTTGTACGCCTTCAAACGGTTTACTGTAACGTGTTTTCATTACCTTACAACCTGCTCTAATACCACGTACTTCGCTAATTTTATTACCTGCTTCATCTTCTTTTAGTTTAAGTTTTTTCATTGCAACAACAATACTTGATGCATAGATAAAACCTTGACCACCACTAATCTTATCATCTGGGTCAAACATGTCCTGTGATGCATAAGTGTGGTTAGTACATACTAGTCCTACGTTGTGTGTACCAATCATGTTAACTGTGTTACGAACAAGTGCAGTTAATTGCTTAGGCTTACGCCCCATATCACCTTTCATATCACCTTTGTTAAACTGATCAATATCAGTAGGCGTTAACAACATACCTAATGAGTCAACTACAAACAATACTTTAGGTCGGTCTTCTTCAGCCATTGCTTTATAGTCATCCATGAATGTTGAAATAGTTTTAGCTACATCATCAATCATTGACATATTTAATTTAAGTAATTTATCTTCTGCACAATCAACACCTAGTGCTTCTAACCAGGTTTGATCTAGTGCATTCTCTGAGTCAATAAGAACTACAAAGATACCTTGATCTTGTGCATGTTTTACAATGTTACCACTGCAAAAATAAGATTTACCTGCGCCTGATTCGCCTGCAAATACTGTAACTTTACCTAGCGGAACACCTTTGTTAAAGTCGCCACTAATAAGATAGTTAAGTGCATATGAGCCTGTACTGATCCAATCTGTAGGATCATTAAAGCCACTACTCATGCCTGAGATAGATTTAGTTAAGTCCTTACGGAACTTGCTTACGTCAAATGATTTAGCCATAGTTTCTCCTTATCAATTAGGGATAGTAGCTATTAACTACTACCCCTATAATATTTTATTGTGCTTGTCGCTGTCTGATCATTGCAAGAATGTCAGCCGCATCTCCCGATGCTTCTGCTTTAGGCTCTTCTACTTTTGGAGCCTCTTCTTGCTTTGGGGCAGTA